AAGTCCCATGCCTGTTTGAACACGGCGTCCTCGTCCTCCGCTGGATCGTGCTTCGGGACCGCCGATGAGGGCGGCGAACTGGTGCGTCCGGCGACGGGCAGCCGGCGAGTCGTATCGAGACGTTTCGCGGCGGCGGCTTGGGCGCGCATTGGCCCAAACACGTCCTTCTCGAATGCCTGAACGAACTCGCCAATCAAGGTCGGGTCCCGCGCTTCGTATCGAGCGGTGAGGCGCGGGTCGACGGCAATCGTCTCGAAAAACGATTGGGCGACGAACCGTCCGAGCCGACTGTTCGGCTCGATGGTTTGGCCAAGCGTTTTTCCAAGGGCCACGGTTGCGGAGGCGAGCGTGGCGTCGGCCACGTTGCCCCAGTACACTTCCGTATCCTTTTGGAGCCGGGGGATCGCCTCCCCTGCCGAGAGGAGTGCCGGGATTTTGTCCTGAATGTCGAGATACTGCTTCCACTCAGGAAATACCTCAAGAAACTGCTGCCTGATGCGTTCCCGCGCAACCGCTTTCGTGTCCGCCGGATCGATTCCGGGCGGTGCGGGCGGGGTGGGTTTCGGACTCAGATGTTCCAAGATCTGAATCAGCTTCGCTTCCCTCTCTTGACTGGTCCGAAGCGCTTGGTTGACTTCATCAAAACGGTAACGTGGAATCCCCTCTGGAGGTCCGCTTGGAGGCGGAGCGACCGGAGGAGCGAGCGATTGATCGTCGTCTCCGTCATCGGGGATCTGACGATCATCGGAGCCGGCCGAATCGGGCTGTGTGATGGTGCCCGTTTCGAAATCGACGCCGAATTCCGGAAAGTCGGTACTCATGCGCGGTGTCCTTTGGTTTGGCAGCGCGGGGTCGGTTCCCCGTTCAACCCTTGTTTTGCTGTCACGCGGTTAGTTCCGCTGGCGCGTGGTGTCCGCTTGCCGATGGACCGCATCGGCACGGTTCGAGGGTGTCAGTTAGGCTCGCGCGACACCTTCGGTCCCTTGCGCGACTTCTCGTCCCGCATCTGCGGGACTGCCTGATTCTCGATTCGAATTCGACAATGCCTGTCCGACTCCCGGGGCTCCGGGCGGCGGTGTCGGGCTTCCGGGCGGGCCCGGGGGCGCGGCCAGCATCGGGGGCATTTGGAAGAACTTGGGCTGGCCGGCCAGCGTTGCCATCTGTGCGGCTTCGTGGTCAGCCATGTGTTTCGTGTATTGCTGTTCCACGTCCGGCCGTTTCGCAAACATCTGGCGTGCGGCGTCCGACAAAGCCCATTTCCGATGTTCGGACATATGAATCACGTCGCTGTGCCACGGTTTTCGCAGCATGGGTGACGGGGCCATCGGCTGCGTCGCGCCGGGAAGCGGGAGCCCCATCGGTCCCATCAGCGGGGCGCCGGTCATGGGGTCGGTGGGGGGTGGTCCGGGCACCATCTGCGACAGCGGCGAGAGAATCCACCGTTCGAAGGCGTCCTGTTCTTGGAGCGCCGATTTCACGTCGGCGTCGAGCGACGGGAGCAATTCCTGCTGGCCGAAGATACGCAGAATCGAGTACGTCTGGTCGGGGTCTTGTGGATTCAGTACCGCAAGTTGCTGGAGTTGTTGGACGGCGGCGCGTTTGCCAAGATTCGTCTTGGGCGCTTGTGATCCATCTTCGATCACAATCTGGATGCTGCCCATGAGATCGGCTTTCTTGAACTGCGTGCCTTGCCATGTGCCGTTCGGTCCGATGACGGCAAAGAACCGCTCGTCGGGACCAAAGGCGCGTTCGAGTTCGAGCGCAATCTGATACCAGAGGCGATACCCCTCGCCGCGTTCGCTGAGGACCATTCCAAACCGGCTCTGCGAGCGTTCGACCAGTAGTTGCATCGCGGAGAAGGCTTCCACGCCGGCGGGTTTCGCGCCTTTCAGCACGTCCGGCGTGCCGGCGAGCATTTCGATGTCGGAGAGGTACTGCTGGCGGAGGTTGTTGAGACTGGCGGGTACGTTGGACCCTTCGATCCGTTCCGGCTTGGCGGCTCCGCCAGCAATCAGGGGGTTGTACCGCACGACGAGGCCCGGTTCGCCCGTGAACTTCTTGACTTCGGCGCCTTTCGGTTCGAGCCAGACGGGGTTGCTCGTGCGCTGCACGATGAGTTGAACGAGCGAGTCGTGCTGATTGAGTTGGTCGTTCTTCTGGATGATCGAATCGAGCGGGGAGCGTCCCCACACGCGCCCGCCGATCCGTTCGTATGGTTCGTGAATCCACGGCCAGATCGCGTCACCCTGCGGGGTCATGTAGGGCAGCGGCCCGGGGAGGCTTTGGCCTTCGTCTTCCACGAGTTCGGGTTGCGTGTCCCCCATGACGCGCATCATCAAGCCCTTGGGGTACGTGCGATTCGGCTTCTGCCAGAGTTCGTATTCGACGATGCCCTCGCCTTGTTCGAGGCCCGATCCCGCCATGAGCGCCAGCGGATTCGCGGAGAGGTCCGATTGGACCGCGAGTGACCGGAGGAGTTGTATCGACCGTTCGTTCGAGGACTTGTCGAACCGGAGTTTCAATGCGAGTTCGGGATAGGCTTTTTCGACCCATGCCTTCGTGCGCCAGCGGAGGCGAATGACGTAGGGGACTTCGTGGAAATCCGAATAGCCCGGAGAGAAGGCAATCTCCCACGGGGAACATACGTCGGTTTTGCCTTTGCCGCTGGAGATGGTCGAGGCGTCGGCGGTGCGGGCCATCGGCATGTCGCACGTTTCGCACGTGCCCGAGGTTTCTACGTCTGCGCTGGCATTGTTCGTGCCGCAGATGCCGCACGTCTGGAAGGTTTGCAACGTGGAGGCGTCTTCGGCGAACTTGTCCCACCACGGATGGAGAAACACGTTGCCAACCGCAATCAGCCAGAAGTCGGCGCAGCGTTGGATCCGCGACATTTCGTGTTCGGCGCGAATGGCGGGCTCCATCTTGTCGGCGACTTCGGACGTGCTGATGTCTTTCGGCCGGCTGCCTGTTGGTCGCGCTTTTGCGATGAGGTCGACGGCTTCAAAGAGGGAGAGGATGGTCTGGTGGACTTCGGCGATCTTGTTGGTGACAGGCCGCGGAATCCATTTCGCGAGGCGCTTGTCCATCCACTGACCGCGCGACGTGTCGTAGTAGATCCAATGGCGCCCGAGGAAGTACAGCAGATTTCTCCACCACGACCGTTCGTGTACCCAGCGGTTGTCAAGGGCTTCTTTCTTGCACTCCTCGAAGAACTTGAGGAGGGCTTTTTCGTCCTCGTAGGGGTCTTTCTGTGTTTTGTCGATTTTGCCGGTGCGGAGGAGTTCGAGGAGTTTGCCCGTGATGCGGGTATTGGTGGCAAGGTCGCCGACGGCCGGGGGTGCCATCGGAGGGGGTTGAAACGCCGTGCCGAGGTCCATGAGCGGACTCCTACCGTGTGTAGACCACGGCGCCTGTTACGGGGTCGTGTTGCACGCCGAAGGTGCGTGCCGCCTCGTCGCCCATGTCGTCGAAACTGCCCGTCTGCATCGCGGTGAGGGCCATCCCCGGCGCTTCTCCCTCTGGTCGCGATTCGGCGGTCAACGGTTCGCCCATCCATGCTCGCGGGGGTGGCGGCGAGTCTTCGCGCGCGATCTGCGGCGCCATGAGACTGACGCCGAGGACGCGGGCGAGGAGCGTGGACCGTTCGATTTCCAAGCGGTTGACGTGGTTGGCCAACCAGTCGAAATTCTGCTGCTGGACGGCTGATTTCTGGCGGATTTCAGCCGTGAGGCTTTCGGCGATATGCACGCGCGTCAGCAGGTGTTCGAAGGTCGTTCGGTTGATCCACATTCGCCCTACCTCCAGAAATCACCGAGCGGGTTGTCGCCGTCTGGCACTTCCGCGAGGAAGTCTACACCAAACGACTCCTGTTCGGAAACGTCGCCGTCACAGCGGCGCATCCGTTCGACGCTCCAGCGGACGGATTCTGGCATGGCGGAGAGGTCGCGGAGCGACGATGACGGCACGTCGCCGTCAATCTCCTGCGGCTGGAACGGCCAGAGCATAATCGCGTACCGAAGGGCATCGCAGAGGTCGTCTTGAATCTTGACGACTCGTTCTCGGCGCATTTGCCCGTCCGAACCGACGTTTTCGTCCCATCGGTAGCCGCGCAGTTGTTCGATGAGTTTTGGACAGGTATCTTCTGGGAGCCAGAGCCGTCGCGCCCGGAGCCACGAGCCGACTCGGGTGATGCCGCCGACCACGTCGTAGGGGGCCGGCGCCGCCATGATGCCGTGTTGCTGGAGTTCGATGATGGTCTGGAGTTGTGTTTTGTCGCACGCCCACTGTTCGGGGTGGAGGTTCCCGATGAGTTTGTGCAATTCGAAGACGTGGTCGGCGACCGGCTTGTGGCGCGCGACGTATTCGCCGATGCAGACGAGGCCCGCTTCCGTCTCCAGCAGCAGCACGCCGGCGAAGGGGTGATCGGCGCCCGGGTCGAGCCCCACGATGCAGCGCAGATGTGTCGGGATGTCGGGCCATGTGGGAAGGACGCGCCGAATCTCTCCGCGTGGAATGACGCTGGCGTCGATGAGGTTGCCGAACACGGCGCCCGCAAACGAGACGAAGTCCGCCTCGAATTCCTGCTGGTAGAACAGCGGGTCGAGTTGCTTTTTCGCCGCGATCACTTCGCTCGCGTCGATGGCGGGATTATCGAGCGTCTTGTACTTGCACGCCCAGAAGCCGGGGTCCATCTCGTATGCCGGCAGATAGAACCGCTTGTACGTCCAGTCAAAGCCATTGGGTGAGGTCGTCACCCATGCGGTGCCGCGCTTGTCGATGAGGGCTGGAAGCAGCGTGTTCCACGCTTTCTCGGCAATCTTCCGCGCTTCGTCGAGCCATGCCCAATCCAGCCCGGGTCCGCGCGCCCGTTCGGGATCGTCGAGCGAGCGGAAGGACATTCGCGCGTGGTTGTGACAGGTCAACGTCAGATGTTGGAGGCTCCAATCCTTGATCCACGCATTCGGAATCGTCGCGAACACGGCGGGGACCACGTAATCGTAGAGTTCGGGGTAGCTTGGCGCGCACGCCCATCCAAGGCTATTGGGAATCGTCAGTTCTTCGGCGACACCGACGGCGCCGATGCGCGTTTTCCCGCCCCGCCGTCCCGCGAAGACGCCGAGCCGATTGAAGGCGCGGCGGCCGTCGCTGAGGCGTGCGCGTTTCGCTTCGAGAAAGGCTTGCTGATAGGGGTTGTAGAGGAGATCGACGGACCCCGTCGCGTTCGCGGAGACGATGGCGCCCTTAGCCATGCTGGATTATCGGTGACTGTGCGCGTGGAGCGCGCGCATGGAGGGACGCGCGGATCCGACGTGTTCGGGTAAGTCGCGCCCCTTGGCGGCGCGTGCTTTTCCCCGCGCCTCGGCCAGTGAGAGCTTGCCTTCTCCGGCCAGCGCAAAGAGTTTCCGGCGCTGTGCGTCGGAGACGACGGCTTTATACGGTGGCATTGGGTGTCTCCATCACGGGCGCGGCGAGCAGCGCGCGCGGCGCGCCCACGACGGACCCAAGCGCAATCGTGGGGCGGCTCGCCACGTCGATGCCCGGGGGCAAACTGAATTGGACGTTGAGCGTGGTTTGCATGAGCGGGGGCGGCGCGGCGTCGGCGCGTGGCGGCTGGAGCCCGCCCGCGCGTCCGGCGAGCGTGCGGAAGACGGCTTCTGGGACCCCCGCGTTGACCATCCCGGCGAGGCGTTCGACGGCCAGCGGGAAAATTTCGCTGTCGATGCGCGCAACGGCGGCGTCGAACGCATACGAGACGGCCTTCAGTTTCTTTCGGGCGCGGGCCACGTCGACGCGCAAGCCGTTCGCGCTGCCGATGCCGAGCGCGTTGGCCATCTGTCGATACGTGAGGCCGGAGTCGCGCATCGCGACGATGAGGCGTTCGCGCGGTGTCGGTCCGTCGGTGGTGCTGGCGAGCCCGGGCAGGATGACCGCATCGGTGGGGTCCGCGCCGCGGGCCTTGTATGGGCCGTCGAACTGTTCGAGGGGCGCGCGGTCTTTGCTCATGGGGTGGGGACGACCAGTGGCGTCGTCGGCTGTTTCTGAATCAGCCATGTGAACGGGTGGGTGGCGCGCTTGGTGCCGGTACTCCAGACCGAGATAAAGAAGGCGTTGCGCCGCTCGGTCAGATTGGCGCCCTGCACCACGTTGTCGGCGGGCTGCATGAGCCAGCGAATGTTGTACGTGTGCGTTTTGCCGTCGATGATGATGGTTTGCAGCGTGTCGTAGCAGGAGACGTTGTTCGCGTCTAACACGTCTTGCGCGTTGCGCGTGTTGATGATGTTGCCGGTCGTGGGGTCGTAGACCGTCAACGTCAACGATTCCAGTCCCGTCACGGGAATCGCGTCCCCTTCCTCGTCTCGGAGGGTGCCGATGTAGACGGCGGAATCGCCGTCGTTGAGCGTGGCAAGGTCGGCCATCGCCAGACTCCTACGCCGCCGCCGCGGTGAGCGTGGCGGTCACGTCAAGCGTGTCGTTGTCGACCATCGTGCGCGTGCCTTCCGAGAAGTCGGCCGCGCCGTACAGCGTCCCGGTGGCGCCGGCTTTGGTCGCGATGTCGGTCAGAAAGAGCCCGAGAATCGTCATGTTGCCCGAGGCGGTGAACCGCGCTTTGGCTCCCGTGTTACTGACCGACCCCGCGCTGATCGCGCCCGGGGTCCATGCGGGTCGGGCGGCGTCGTCGTAGGCGGTCAGTTCCGTCCACGTCACATGGCTGGCCATCGTGTCGGCCGGGTCGGGGGTGCCGGTGGATTTCAGCCCGACGTACCAGAGTGGCGCGGCCAGTCCGGTTTTGAACGTGGCGTCGAGGAGTTTGTTGAGGCCGGCCGTGACCACGATGTTGTGTGCGGTGGCGACCCACTTGATGCGGCCGGTCGCGTCTCGGCAGACGGCTTCGTACACGGTACGCATCTTGACTTGAATCGGCTGCGCCATGACCCCCTCCTCCTACGGTTCTTCCATCGTCGTGTCTATCATACGCGCATCCACCATCGTTTCATTCCGCATGGTGGCGGACTGGACGTGTTCGGCCCGCATCGTGGCGTGTGACACCGTCTCGTTGACGAGGGTGGCGGAGGCCAGATGGTCGGCGCGTCCGGTGGCGGCGTGGAGTTGTTCGGCGTGCCAATGCAGCAGCAGCGCGAGAATGACGAAGTGTGCGGACCCCTCGACCGCGGCGCCGACGGCAAACGTGCCGGTCCCGGGCATTCCGTGAATGGCGTCTTCGAGCAGGTCGTGCGCGGTCGCGAAGGTGGTGGCGCCACCAAGCGCCAGACTGGAGGCGCGCGTGAGCGCAGCGGTGGTGGCGAGCGTGCCGGTGCCGCCGAAGGCGATGAACGATGTGCGGTCGAGCGCCGCGGTCGTCGGCAACGTGGCCGAGACGCCATACGCGGCGGTGGTGAGGGGGGTGAGCGAACTGAGAATCGCCAGTGTCGCCTCGCCCTGTAGTTGGTTGTTGCCGGTCGCGCCGACGGCGGCGACGAGGGCGAGCGTGGACTGTCCGAGCCATGCGATGAACGAGACGCGGCCAAGCGCGGCGGTGGCCGCCAGTGTCGCTGAGACGCTGCATGCGGCGAGGCTG